ATATTGCTACAGGAAGTCGCACAAAGGCCAGCGATACAATTAAAGGTAAATTAGAAGCATGGGTTAGTGGTGCTGTAGCAAGTACAAGTTTTAATATGTTTACAGCGGCACAAATAAAAGGAACTAAATTTAATTCTGGTGCTACAAATATAGAATCATATACAAATGTAACAGCATCGTCAGACGCACTATCAATAACATTTACTGGTAATAAAGAAGCAGAAAACTTCTCATACATAGCAAATAGATTATACTTTGCTAATGCTGACGCAGATGTTACTGGTTTAACAAATGTTAAATCTAACCAACGATTATTAACACATGATGATTACGACTTACTACTAAGTGGTTCTGCAGACTCAGGATATACAGCACAAACTGTTTCTTTGACTGCCGGCGAAGTAGACAAAGTAGTAGATACATTCGAAGCATCAGTTTATGATTCAGCAATCATTGAGTATTCTGTTAAGGCCGTAGGCGCAAGTTCCAGTGACGGGTATAGCAGAACAGGTACATTACAAATTACAGGCGACACAGGCTTAGCAGACGCGGCTTTAGTTGATAACGGTGTCGTAATAGACAATAACTTCACAGGTACAGTAGAGTTCACAGCAAGTATGAGTTCAGGGACAATAAATGTCAAAGCAACCAACACATTGGCTTCCGGTGGTAACAGAGCGGCAACAGTTAAGTACCTAGTGAGAAAATGGTTGGGATAATTGCTTGACACAGTAGTCAATGCCCAACAAAGATTAACAGTTTGGCGCAATTTCAAAAAACAAGATTTAGAATTAGAAAAAATCATTAATTATATCGGTAGGATAAAAACTACTGAACGTACTTTTGATTTCTATACGCCTAAACATTGGCCATCTTGTTGGGAAATAATAGTTGATGGAATGTATTGTTATAGCGGAAAAGCATTACTTCTACATGATACTTTAGTGCACATGGGAAAAATAGACCCAAATAAAGTTTCATGGTTTGTAGCAGATAATTACGAATTTGGCCAAGTAGGACTTGCTTTTTCAGACGGAGTATGTTACTATAACATTTTACCGAATCAAACTGTGAAAAGACAAGATTTAGATAATTACATACGAGTATTAGAAAATATTAAACATAACAAACTAGACAAAATCAAACGATGAAAGTAACAAAACGTAATGGACACAAAGAAGACTTAAACATAGACAAACTACACAAAGTTGTCATGTACGCAGTTGACGGTTTAACCGGCGTAAGTGCTTCTCAAGTAGAAATCAACAGCCAGATTCAATTCTATGATGGTATCGCATCAACTGATATCCAAGAAACATTAATTAAAAGTACAGCAGATTTAATCTCTGAAGAAACACCAAATTATCAATATGTAGCAGGTAGATTAATTAACTATCATTTGCGTAAGATGGTTTACAATACATTCGAACCACCTTGCTTATGCGATATTGTACAAAAGAATATCGACGACGGTTTCTATGATTCAGAATTTGTTGACTTATATACCAAAGACGAAATCAATCAATTACAATCTTATATTAAACATGAACGTGACGAAGATTTAACTTATGCGGCCATGGAACAGTTCCGTGGTAAGTACCTAGTACAAAACAGGGCAACAGGGCAAATTTACGAAACGCCACAAGTAGCATACATGATGATTGCGGCTACATTGTTTGGCAGATATCCTGAAAAGAAAAGAATGGCGTATGTGAAAGCATACTACGATGCTATCAGCACTTTTAGAATTTCCTTGCCTACGCCAGTTATGGCAGGTGTAAGAACACCGCAAAGACAATTTAGTAGTTGCGTACTAATTGAAACAGATGACAGTTTAGATAGCATAAACGCAACAAGTAGCAGTATTGTAAAGTATGTAAGCCAGAAAGCAGGTATCGGTATTGGTGCTGGTAACATTAGGGCAATTGGCTCACCTATCAGGAGTGGAGACGCAACCCACACAGGAGTTATCCCCTTCTATAAATTATTTCAATCAGCAGTTAAGTCATGCTCCCAAGGTGGAGTAAGGGGAGGAGCCGCCACATTATACTACCCAATTTGGCACTTAGAAGTCGAGGACTTACTGGTGTTAAAGAACAACAAAGGTACAGAAGATAATCGTGTAAGGCACATGGACTATGGTGTACAGTTTAACAAACTAATGTACGAAAGACTTATTAAAGGCGAAAACATCACATTGTTCTCTCCACATGATGTACCGGGTTTATACGATGCCTTCTTTGCTGATCAAGACAAGTTTAAAGAAATATACGAAAAAGCAGAACGTATGACTAGCATTAAGAAGAAGTCTGTTCCTGCTATTGAATTGTTTTCTGCGTTTGTTCAAGAACGTAAAGACACAGGCAGAATTTATTTAATGAATGTTGACCATGCTAATACACACGGCGCATTCATCGAAGATGTAGCACCAATTAGACAAAGCAATTTATGTTGTGAAATTAATCTACCAACAAAGCCATTAAGTCATATACATGACGAAGATGGTGAAATTAGTTTATGTACATTAAGTGCAGTCAACTGGGGTGTTATTAAAGACTTTGAAGAAATGAATAAAGTATGTAAGTTAGCAGTTAGAGGATTAGATGAACTGTTAGACTATCAACAGTATCCTGTATTAGCGGCTGAATTAAGCACAATGAAAAGACGTCCACTAGGCATTGGTATTATTAACTTTGCTTACTGGATGGTTAAAAATGACATGACCTATCAAGAGCCAAACTTGGAATTAATTGACGAGTGGGCAGAGGCGTGGAGTTACAGTTTAATCAAAGCCAGTAACAAACTAGCAATGGAAAAAGGCAAGTGCCCAGGCACAGACGAAACAAAATACGGTTTAGGCATTACACCTAATCAAACATACAAGAAAGAATTAGATGAATTAGTTAAGCACAAAGAAAGACAAAATTGGAAAGAACTTAGAAAGAATTTAAAAGAACATGGTATTAGAAATAGTACACTAATGGCACTTATGCCTGCTGAGACATCAGCACAGATTAGTAATAGTACAAATGGTATTGAACCGCCGCGTGGATATATTAGTATTAAACAAAGTAAACACGGCGTACTAAAACAAGTAGTACCAGGCTTTCCATACTATAAAAACAAATACGATCTGTTGTGGGATCAAAAGTCGCCACAAGGCTATTTGAAAATAATGGCGGTGTTACAAAAGTACATAGACCAAGGGATTTCGGTAAATACTTCTTATAATCCTGAACACTATGAAGATGAAAAAGTACCAATGAGTGTGCTGATTCAGGATCTCCTCATGTTTTATAAGTATGGTGGTAAACAATTATACTACAATAACACATACGATGGACAAGGTGAGATAGATATCAACAAAGATGATAAACTAGAAGATCTGCCAATGGGGGAGATCGATGACGAAGACTGCGAGAGTTGTAAAATATAATGGGCGTACTTAATACTAAATCAAAATATACAAATAAAACAAATATGTTTTTATCTGATGACATGGGGATTCAACGATTTGATGTTCTCAAATATAAACAGTTTGATAAACTCACAGAAAAACAATTAGGTTTCTTTTGGAGACCAGAAGAAGTAGATATAATCAAAGATAGTAAAGACTTTAGAGAACTTACAGACTTTGAGCAACATATATTTACAAGTAATTTAAAAAGACAAATACTGTTAGATAGTGTACAAGGACGTTCACCTAACATTGCTTTCTTGCCTGTAGTAAGTCTACCAGAATTAGAAACCTGGATAGAGACTTGGGCATTTAGTGAAACTATTCACAGCAGAAGTTATACACATATTATCAGAAACGTATATCCTGACCCGAGCAAAGTTTTTGATGAAATGATGAATGTTAAAGAGATTATAGACTGCTCAGATAGTATAACAGAATACTACAACTCACTTATAGATTATAATTTGTTAAGAGATTCAGGTAGTGCTAAGTACGACGAGTACGAACATAAAAAACGTATTTGGATGTGTTTAATGAGTGTAAACATTTTAGAAGGTGTACGTTTTTATGTTTCATTTGCTTGTAGTTGGGCATTTGCTGAACTTAAGAAAATGGAAGGTAATGCTAAAATTATTAAACTGATTGCTAGAGATGAAAATGTTCACTTAGCAAGTACACAACAAATGCTAAAATTGTTACCACGCGAAGACACAGACTTTGAAAAGATTCGCGAAGAAACATATGACGACTGTACACAACTATTTTTAGACGCAGTAGAGCAAGAAAAGAAATGGGCAGACTATTTGTTTAAAGACGGAAGTATTATTGGCCTTAACGCAGATCTACTTAAACAGTATGTCGAGTATATAGCAGGTAAAAGAATGCACGCCGTAGGTCAAAAGAAAATATTCAATACCGGTACAAATCCATTACCGTGGACCCAAGCATGGATAACAGGTGGAGAAGTTCAAGTAGCACCACAAGAAACTGAAATAAGCAGTTATGTTATCGGTGGTACAAAGCAAGATGTCGACAAAGAAACCTTCACCGGCTTTACACTATAATATAAATATTCACATACACAGAGGAAACACATGTTACTACAAAAACCACACGCCAAAGGCGATATTGTCACAATCAAATTAACCAGCGATACCGAAATTATTACACGTTTTGTTTCACAAGACGACAACGGTATTACATTCGAAAAACCTATGGCAGTAAGTATAACTCCACAAGGACTTGGATTAATGCCTTGGTTATTCAGTGCTGACGCATCTAAAGAAATTACTATTGCTAATACGCAAGTATTTTGTACAATGGATACATTAAAAGATCTCGCTGATCAATATGTCGAAGGTACAACTGGAATCACGTTAGCAAAAGCATAAATACTAGTATGCCAAAAGCCGCAAGAAAAACAGCAGATATAGCCGGAGGGCCAATCAAAGAAGGGTCTGACAATGTAAAGATTGAAGGACTTGCCGCCGCACGAAAGGGCGATGCTATACAGGCTCATGGTGATTCACCGCATAAAAATCCAAAGATTGCTGATGGTTCGAGCAGAGTAAAAATTAATGGTAAGCCAGCCGCAAGAGTAGATGACCCTGCAACTTGTGGTCATGCTATTCAAGGTGGTGCTAGTCGTGTTAATATTGGATGATAGATAACGCCAAATTTGGCATTTCAAATGAAACTAAATTACATTTAGTTCCCATTAAAGAAAAATTACACTTTGATACAGATAAAGTTTATGACTTTAGACGTCGTACTATGTTAGGTGGCATTGGCATAGAATTAGACTTAGTTGAAGCAAATCTACATGAAGTAATACTGCCTTACACCACTACCGCAATATCAAAAAATCCAAAAATAGAAAACAATATAATTGATTATGTTAGATTACATTTAAAAGAATATCTACAGGAGAATAATTATAATTTATTTTTAAGTGGTGGTGTTGACAGCGAAAACGTTGCTAATATATTTTTACAATTAGGCATACGATTCACACCAATAATAGTCACATACGGTCATAAAGACAAAGTTCTTAATGATTACGACACAAAGTATGCTTTTGACTTTTGTAATAAACATAATTTAAGACCAACTGTTATAGATATAGATATAATTCCGTTTTTTAATACAGGTAAAGTAATGGAGTATTGCAGAGAGTATAAGTGTACTAGTCCACAGTTTCCTCCTATACTACACGCATTTGAAAAGATCGACGGTAACATAATTTATTCAGGACATCACAAAATATTTACAAATCTTTTTTACAACGCAAGAAAAGAATCAGCAGATTTAGAAACGGTATTAGATAATTTTACTTACAAAAATGATTTGTTTAATGACATAGACTACATGACCAAGCCTACATCATTATGGGTGTTTGATAAAGCATTAAGCAAACGCAATGACAACTCTTTGTCTGACTTTTATAATTGTACAGCCGATATGGCTCTAACACAAACTAACAATATGATCAACAATACAAATGTAACGTTCGATGAGTTACTAGATTACAATGTGTGGCAATACAGAGAAGGATACATGTATCATGGATTTGGTCAAGTTGATAATCCTAAAAACTTTAGATCGTTTAAGAAAGATAAATACGACTTTAAGATAAATCACATCTACACACCAAACAACTTGTTCGCTTTACCTAGAACTAAATATACTGGCTTTGAGGGTATCAAAAAGTTCTATTCAGATAAATACTTAGGTAAAGACATGTTACTCCAAGAGTTTGACAAGTATTTTAGAGAAACAATGTTGCGATCGACTATAGGTTTTGGACAGGAGGCTAGTAGGATCGTAAATTATATATTGAAGGAAGATTAATATGGCAGATAAAAACTATTTCGTATCAATGGTGAACCACTTTATTGATAGTGGAGTATCACCTACAGACTGGTCACCAGATGATCAAAAACAAGAACTAGTAACAGCAGGAGCAACTATTGTTAATGAATTTGCTAATATTGATAGCGGATTTTATGAGTTAACTATAGATGAGAGCAACATCAGTAGCATTACTGACTTAGCAAATGTTAAAGCAACTGAAGTAGTAGGAGCGGGTTCAAATGTATCAACTCTTGCTATTAGTGAATCAACAACAGAATGGCATAAGCAAAGATTAGTTACTAGGAACCTTCCACTAAGAGATACTTTCGATCCTGTTTACGAAGGTGACAACTCAACAGTTTATATTGTAGACAGTGGTTGCGATATATTACACCCAGAATTAGCAAATGCTACAATACAAAAAGTTCACAATCCAACTAACGGTGGCTACAACGATTTTATCGGCGGTGGCGGAGACGCATCAACATTTACGATTGAAGACGACCATGGACACGGTACAGCAATGGCAAGTTTCATAGCAGGCGACAAATTAGGTGTTGCCAGAAATGCTAAAATTGGAGTAGTAAAAGTTAGCGGTGCTAATGGGTCTGCTGATATTTCAGATGTTGCTAAAGGTGTCAACTCAATGTTTACACATAGAGCATGGGAAACAGCAAAAGACAGTGGTGGTACATACGCAACAGCAGTAGCACTTATGGCGTTTACGTTTCCAAAATCAGAAGCACTAGATAGGCTTATCACTTGTATGTGGAACAGACGTTTCTTAGTTGTTGCCGCGGCAGGTAATGCCGGTGGTGACGTTGATAATTATTCACCCGGTGGTCTTAACAGTATCCTTACAGTAGGTGCTAGTGACAGTTCAGATAACGTACCAGCATTCTCAAATGACGCAGGTGCTGTAGTTGAACCAGGTACAGGACTACAAACTAACGGTGGTGAAGAAGTTGATGTTTTTGCTCCAGGTGTAGCAATTAATTTAGCCACAATTTCAAATAGAAACGAAGGCGGTGGTTACGACTCAGTAGCAGACGAAGACTTATACGAAGTTGGGTCAGGTACCAGTGCATCAGCCGCAATAGTAGCCGGTGTATCAGCAATAGCAGTTCAAAGAAACCCAGGTTACAAAGCAGAACAAGTTAAAGACTTTGTACAATCACAATCCTTAACAGGAATGTTATTCCAAGATCCAGGATTGTATAGCACAACACCAAATAACATTGTGTATTTAGAAAATGAATATTATGCTACAGTATGGAACACTAATCCTGGTTCACTAGGTGAAACATTAATTAGTGGAGCAAGTAGTGTTGATCTTGCTTTAGATGTAGCAAACACAGTTACAGGTATTGCTAGTTCAGAGTTTGCCGCATTACCACCAGCATTAGAGTTAAGTGGTAACGCAACAGACGGTTGGAAACTCACAGCAAATACAACTGTAACAGCGGCATTAACAGAAGATAAAATTTATAACTTTATTTTAACAGCAACTAAAAACGATAACACAGAGTTCAATAGACACTTTGCGTATGGTTTCTACACAGGTTCAGAAATTACAGATAGTAAAAGAGATGATGCCTCAGAAACATATTTTGTTGTTGACGGTAGTGATACTGAAGAAGTTCTTTATATTAAAGGTATGCAAGCCGCATTTGGTGGTGGTAACTTCCAACTTAAATAGAATCAATTTAATAAAAAGTAGGCTGGTAACAGCCTATTTTTTTGACTATTCAAAATAAATAATACTATGGACGCGAAAACAATCACATTTGAAGAAATCAGCAACGTGTGGCACTCTAAATTATGGCCAGATAGAGTTAGTCCAATTGAAACGCATAGTGCTATGACTTGGCCGTTTGATGGTAACCCAATTGAATTTGATATGGACGTTTTTAATTACGAACCAACATTCTTTGGAGTATTTAATAACAATAAACTAATAGGGGTTAATAGCGGCCACAGAACAAAAGATAATATATACAGAAGTAGAGGTATTTGGGTAGACCCTACTTATAGAAAAATAGGCGTAGCACAAATGTTATTTCTTATGACAGAAAGTCAAGCAGTAAGAGAAGGCTGTGAAATAATTTGGAGTATACCTAGAAAAAGTGCTCTCAAATCTTATACTAAATTTGGATTCGAAACTGTGGGAAATTATTTTGACGAGGGCATGGAGTTTGGACCTAACATATATGTTAAAAAGGAAATAAATGTCAATAATTAAATTACATGGGCCTAGAAACGATAATGAACCAAATGACATAACAGTTCAATGGAGTATGGGCAACTTTTGTAATTTTGAATGCGAGTATTGTCCTACACAATTACACGATGGCAGTATGCCATGGAAAACTACAGAAATATATTTAGACGTAATAGACAAAATATGTACTCATTATTCTACACAAAATAAAACTGTAAACTTTGAATTGATTGGCGGCGAAGTAACAACTATACCAGGCTTCATAGACATACTACAAAAAATAAAAGAGCACAATGGTAGAAGTATTGTGTTTACTAACGGTAGTAGGTCACGTAATTGGTGGAGCAAGGCAAAACATTACATAGATGATTTAATTATAAGTTTTCATATTAATAGTATGCACGAAGATGATTTAATTGACATGGCAGACGAAATAAGCGATACAGTACCAGCAAGTTATCACTTAGCAGGCGTAAAAGATAGTTTACCTGATATAGAAATATTACAAAAAAGATTAAGAGAAGTATATAGAGATAATAAAGTACAGGACTACTACGGTGTTAATATTGACATAAAAACAATGTATAAAAAACTTCTTGGACCAGGAAGTAAACAAGAACCTTTTTACAATTACGATGGTAACGATTGGCGTATTATAAATTTACCAGCATGGGAAATAGATCCGTCACCGCCACCACCACAAGAACCTATAGTATATTATCCACCAGAAGATAATCAATCACATTTCTTATTTACAGTAATGGCTGACGATAAAACTGTACGTTATATGGAGCCTGATCAAATAATGAATCAAGGCTTAAACAAATTTAAGGGAATGACATGCCATATAGGCGAACGTGGGTTTAATATTGACATGCGTGGCAATATTGTTAGTAGTTGGTGTGGTGCTAAAATTTACGGTAATGTCTTTAAAGATAATTTTGAATTACCCACACCAGATGGGGTAGTGTGCCCGCACGAACATTGTAATAATCCAAAAGATATCGCTATTCTCAAAACTGCCTAAAACCACTATCAAAAAACATATTCGATATAAATAGATTGTATAAAAGGATATAAGTTACTTTTATATTATTTTTGCCCACATTCAAGATAAAATTTTTAATGACATGCTAGGTTGTGTGTCGTAGTATCCTATTTTTGGGCAATTACGACAGACAACAATGGATGAATTAAAAGACAAAGCAGAATTATTTACTCTAATATCAATATTTCTTGTAAGTATTCTTGCTCTCACACCAGGATCATGAAGTACACAATTTGTTACATGATGCTACTCTTTGCCGCACAAACTGATAATATAGCAGGTATTTTACGTGGCATAAGAGATATCAATAATACACCATATCACTTGGAGCCTAGAAAAGATGAAGTATAAAGTTAGAGACGCAACACCAGAAGAGTTTGCTGAGTGGAGGGAAACAGACTATTGGAATAAAATGGATTTTGATCCATTAGTAATGTTTGTTGCCATACCAACAATAGTACAAGTAATGTGTATGGGCATGATGTTTGCAGTTATGTATCTTAATTATAGAGTATTTTGATTATTGAAGCATTAAAGGCTGTAATAGGCGTAGGCAGGAAAACTGATAAAATAGAATTAACACCTCTGACAATTATTTGGTTTGCATTTTTAGTAGCCTTATTATTTCTAGGTGGCGTAAGCGGATTATTATTCTTGACAAGTTTAATTATTAATGTATAATAAATACTATTATGAAAAAGCAAAGGACAATTCAGAAACCCAAGCCGCGATATGCCAAAGAGTTGTTTTCCCGCGACACTCCCTATGGTCATAAAGTTCAACGTGACCGCACAAAAACTATACCACGTAAGCAGAAGTATAAAGAAGATTTATCTGGCAAATAAGGTAAATACAAGTAACAAATTAACATAATAAAGAAATATATGTCAAGTAAAACACCTTATGAAATCCGTCTAGAACTTATTCAAGAGGCTAGACTCATCCTCCAGGCAAAAGCCAACAAACCTGAATACATGCCAACGGCAGAAGAGGTTATCGAAGAAGCGGAAAAACTAAACAAGTTTGTATCCAAAAGACCCGAGTAATCACTCAAACATAAAGTAAATAATATCTAAGTAAGCCACCGTAACTCAGTTGGTAGAGTAACTGATTTGTAATCAGTAGGTCGTCAGTTCGAGTCTGACCGGTGGCTCCATTTTAATAAATAAAAAGCACACACAACTAACAGGAACACAAATGGCACGGAATAAAAAACCAAGAAACAAAAAATACTCAGGTACTAAAAAAACTGCAGAGTCTAACAATTTAGAACCAACCTCAGTCATAGATCAAGCAAACTTAACCCCAGAGCAAATCCAAGCAGAAGAAATTTTGTTTAGTTTATTGGAAAGAAAAATCGAAATACCGGTAGAAGCATTTGAAGGTAAACACTTGTTTATTGCTACACCATGTTACGGTGGTCAAGTATCTGAACCATACTTAAGAAGTTTAGTAAGATTAATTCTATTAATGAATAGATTTAATGTTGAATTTACACTAAGTACACTAGCAAATGAAAGTTTAATTACAAGAGGTAGAAATACACTTGTAAGTTTCTTTATGGAAAATGAAAAAGCAACACATTTGTTTTTTATTGATGCTGATATTGAATACCACCCTGAAGATGTTCTAAGAATGTTAGCATACGACAAGCCTGTTATTACAGGAGCATATCCTAAGAAAGCACTCAATTGGGATAGTATTATCAATGCCGCAAGGTCACCTAACTTAAACGAAACTCCGGAAACAATCGAAGGACATAGTTCAAACTATGTAACAAACTTTGATTATCCTGAAGACGAAGAAGGCAACAAAGTTCCTAATGTACAAATACAAGATAACTTAATAAAACTTCTTGATGCTGGTACAGGTTTTATGATGATTAAAAAAGAAGTCATTCAAAAAATGTTTGACATGTATCCTGAAACAAAATATAACAATGATTTAAATATTGATAATAAATTTGAGCCGTTTATGTATGCGTTATTTGATTGTATTATCGATCCAGAAAGTAAACGTTACTTGTCAGAGGACTATACATTCTGTAGACGTTGGCAACAAATTGATGGTGCTATTTGGTTAGACCCAAGAGTTGCTCTTAATCACGTTGGACATTATACTTTTAGAGGCAATGTAAGAAAGATGCTTACAGGAGAATCTACGTCAAGTAACTATGTATCGCCTGATCAAAGACCATTTGTAGTTGGTAAATCTGATAAAGTTAATACACCTAAGGCTGAAGAAAACACAACAAGTCAAAATAAAATACAACTGAGTAAAAAGAAATGAAGAAGATAAGTGTACTGTTAGCAACAAGAGGAAGACCAGAGATGCTAGAAAAAAGCATTGACAGTTTAATGACTAACGTCAGTGATTCAGAAAATGTAGAAATAATGCTAGGCATCGATAACGATGACCAAGATACTTTAGATTTTGTTCAGACTGACGAATTTCAAAATAAATTACAAGATGAATATAATGTAGATGTACAAGCAGTTTTATTTGATAGACTAGGTTATAAAAATCTACATCAATACATGAATCAACTTTGGGGACAGGCACACGGCGAATGGTTAATGTTGTGGAATGACGATGCTATTATGGAAACCAAAGATTGGGATTTAGAAATTGGCAAATTTGATGATAAGTTTGCTTTACTAAAGTTTAATCAAGTTAATCATACACACCCATACGCATTGTTTCCAGTGATCCCTACAGACTGGTGTAGACTAATAGGTAACTTTAGTTTGAACGCACAAAACGATGCTTGGTTAAATCTTATTGCTAAACCGTTAGGCATAATTAAAAACATTCCTGTTGATGTTGTTCATGATCGATTTGATTTAACGGGCAACAATGACGACGAAATATTTAGAAGTAGAGAATACGCAGAAGGCAATCCACAAGATCCAAATGATCTAATGAATGAAAGTATGATTAAAACAAGAGATGCTATTATACATAAAATAGCATGGTATTGTGATAGAATAGGTCAAAAAGAAACTAGTGAATATTTTGCTAAAGTAAAACAGGGCGAAATTGACCCTTATGAAGATTGGAAAGAAATCAGAGAAGAATCAGTAGGATTAGGCTCTGGTTTATAAATAGTAGTATGGCAACAAAAGGAAAGAAAAAGAACGTCACAGTTTATTTGATACCGGAAGGGGAAACAAGAGATAGTCATACTTATCACTATACAGCAGTTAAAACAAAAACACTCATACAAGAAAACAGGAAACTTAAGATGAAAAAGTACAATCCTGTTAAAAGAATACATGAGATGTTTGTTGAAGCAAAACTTCCTAAACATCAGAAATAATAGTTGACAACTACCATAAATAGTAGTATAATAGGTTATTATGGAAGAAAAAAGATATAAAATTTTTGTATACGGTACACTGAAATCAGGCAACTCTACACGAGGCCTAGACGGCATGGGTTTTGAAGGTATCGATATGAAAAAAGTTGGTCTAGCAGTTACCACAGAACGTAAATTTAATATGGTAGATCTAGGCTCATTCCCGGGTGTTATTATTAATGGTACACACGACGTTTCAGGTGAAGTTTGGGAAGGTGGTGAAGACTTTTTAGAACTATGCGATAGCATAGAAGGCCATCAAGGTGACAAACTTAATAACTTTTATCACAGAGATTTAGTTAATACATCAGAAGGAAAAGCATACATATATCATTTAGATCCATGGTATTGGAGTGATTACGGTGACGAATACGAGAACGTGCCCAGCATTACATTGTCTAATAACACACTTACTTGGAAAAGATAATGGAATACGCAACACTATGGAACAACTCGTTAGTTGATGCCAACGATCCTGTTCTACGTCAACCAGCAACAATTGATCCACTAGAAACTGATATTGTGTGGCAAACAGTTGAACAAGAAATGTTCAAACTAATGCATGATAGGTTAGGCTTAGGCTTGGCCGCACCGCAATTAGGTAATCCAGTAAAGATGTTTGTAATGACTCATAGTACACTAGGCGACATAGCAGTATATAATCCTAAAATATTATTTCAATCAGAAGAAACTATAAGTCTTGAAGAAGGATGTCTAACATTTCCAGGTTTATTTTTTCATGTAACTAGGTCTGAAGGCGTACAAGTATCATTTCAAAATAGGAAAGGTGAAGTCCAAGAATTAGAATTAGACGGTATGGACTCACGATGTTTCCAGCACGAAACAGATCATGTAAATGGTGTTTTATATCTAACACACATTAGCGATTTTAAACTACAACGTGCTATTAAAAAAAGAGATAAACTTGTTAAAAAATATACTAACATGAAACGTAGTGTTAGACGTGTATGAAGTATCCATTCTGGGTCTTTGATTGGAACCGTGTAAAAGATTATCAAGACCAATATCCACTAACTAAACAAATATTTAAATACCCACTCAGTCTTTGGTACGGTAATCGTAGTGCAAAGCCTATAAAAAATTTATATAAAAGTTTACGCAGACTATTTAAAAGAAGTGGTGACAAACTACCTGTATTAGTTTTATATAATATGCCTAATAGAGACATAGGACAATACAGTAAGGGCGGTGCTAAAACACAAGAAGAATATTTACAATTTGTAAAAGACTTTGCTATAGGGTTAGACAATTATGCTCCTATTGTTATTTTTGAACCTGATGCTATACCTCATTTAACACATTTAGATAAAAGCGAAGCAAAGAGTAGAATAAAATTAATTAAACAGGCATTAGAAATACTAACACAAACTAATGCGATTGTATATGTAGATGTAGGACATAGTAATTGGTTAAGT